AACGTCTTTTACTTCATCCTCATAAACTGCGCGCCCGTCAGTAAGCAAAAGCATTTTTCTTACCACCGGTTCACGAGTAAAATATTCACTCACTCTCACAGCCTCGGTTAAAAACCAATGCGCATCAATTTGGCTGGATGTCTCTGAACCGCTTATCCCGTCAGTTGACGCATTAGGATACATTTCCTCAAAGTCTTCGCGTAACACTAATTCATCAATCAAACACCACATCATGTCCGATTTGTCACGTTCACGAGCCATCGGGTCAATCGTCACAGAGAATTGATTTTCAATATGATCAATAATTAAATCCTGATCAAATGTGTTATCACTTAAATAATCAGATCGGACACGCAAAAATCCAAGGCCGCATTCAACAGCACCTTGGAACGCAATATCATAACTAGTTTCGGCATCACAGTTATATTCAATTGATCTGATTATGCCTGTCATTGCCTCCCCTAGCGTATACTGCTCTTTGCCTGTCTTGCTTCCAATCTTAAGCTCCGTCTCTTCATTTTTGACATCAGCGCGAACAACGTCAACAGGACTAGCTTTGATGGATGGCCTGTTTTGTCGCTGATCCCCAACTATTTGGTCAACAAAAGTCGGTAGCACATTATTAACAAGACAAGGGCGTCCAGAGTTTTCACGCTCTGTTTTAATCCCTTCTGGCCACTGGTCACCAGCCAAAAACTCAAGATCAGTTTTCATTAGCTCCCAGTTTTTTTGCCAATAAGTTGATCCCTGTTGAGCGCGCTTACGAGCTTTTTTAATTATCTCGCTGTCATCGTCTTTGTCTGATTTATGACTTGAGTTATGACCCGAATCTTTATCGTATGGCATTTATTACCCCTTATGTTTGTGAGCGAATTCTGTAGACAATTATTCTTGTTGATGGGGCGTTTAATACGCTCCAATTGTCAGCTGTTTCATCCACTGCATACGTTACTAATCCGCCGTTATTAGTTCCACTGCTATCACGCATGATCTGACCTTGTAGCGTTGTTCCCGCTGGTACAGTTAGTGGGATATGGAATTCTGAGGGAATTAGTACGGCCGAATTAATCGCTTTTGCTGCAATCGGGCTTCCTGCTGGAAATCCATTCACCAAATTTCTCAAAACCAAGTGACTAGTCCCCGAAGATGTTGAGCGGCCAAATTGAAAATAGAATGAAAGCCAATAAGTATCACCTTCATTGAATGTAATTAAACCGTTTGCGTCCATCATTACAGGATCGGAACCGGTATTCTGAGCGGCGCCATAAGTCACAACTACCGCACCCGCTGAGCCTAAGCCTGTTGGTGTAATATCAGTAAAATCCTGTCCATCGAGCACAATCTCAGCCGATGACGCCTTATATAAATCATTGAAATTACCATTCAGTTTTGAAGTTATGCTACTCCAAAGGCCGCTGGTGGGTATTACTTGCTTAGCCATAATCTGACATCTCCGTTGTTGCCGTTAAATTTGTCGTTGCTGTTAAGCCGCAAACCTCTGCCCATGATCCGGTCGCGGGTGTCAGTGTGCCATCAAGGCCTAACGTCGAATAATCTTTGATTGTGTTGCTGTTGTCGTTAATCGGCATATCTAAAATTAAATTATTTGTTGTCTCTGCGTTAATCCAGACCTTGGCATTAGCCATTTTCCCGATTTCAAATCGTGTTGCGGATGGGTCGCCTGCCAAAAACGTATTCACTGAGGGTGAACGAAACGCACCGAACGATGCAGACATAGATGCTTGTAATACATCATCCATATATAGTTCAACTAAATTCGCCGACTCTTTAAATTTAAACAGCCATTCTTTATTTCCCGCCCATTCCGCCACTGATGTGAATGTATTTACTGAGCCTCCTAGATATGCTCTAAGATCGCCGGAACTATCTGTAAAAATTGCAAGCTCACGACTTGATGACGCAGCCGAAGCATTCTGGCCAATCACCAGCGCCTCTATAGGTGTTGTTACATCGCCGAACCATTGCACAGACAAACTTGCATCTGCTGCGTCGGGGTCCCAGCGTCGCTCCGTTTCAATATTTCCGTCACCATTAAACGTGAAAAAATATCTACAATCTCCGAGACTGCTTGCACTTTTAGCCATTAAGGATACAAACGTTATGTAGTCCATAAATCACCACACAAATATTTCGGTTGCTGTCGTGCCTGTTGAGAGTACTTTGTCTGCTAAACCGACGGGGACTAATCCAATTCTATCCAATAAGCCCGCCGTGATTGTTGTTGCAGCGCCGCCTTTATAACTCACCGAAACAGTGCCAGTGATCCCAACTTGAATATAATTAAACTCTTTCAGTGTTGCTGTGTCCGAAGGAGTCGCTGCAAATATTTGTCCGAAATTCTTTTCCGCCATTTGAATCACCTGTTTTTAGTTATTTGAAATTTTAAATCTTTCATTGAATCCGCATAAATATACACGTTTTCATTGTCGTCTGTGCACATCTTATACTTGTATGACAGATTGTAAATGCACCAGCCGCACAACCGATAATATATGCCTTGGTATTCGCCTTGGGTTCTCATCCGCTCATCCATCCGCCAGTTGATTTATTTTTTCTTTTCGACAAGCTTTTAGCCCTAGCCTTACTTAGCTTTTCAGCTTCCAAACACATTGCGCCAAATGAATCTGCACTATGACTAGACCAATCGTGGTTTGGCCCCATTCCCATTCCTGACTCCTTATTTTTCTTTTCGTGATACCAGCCCAATGACTCAATCCCAGCCTCACATTTTACTTTATCAATAAAAATTCTATGAAATATCATTTGTACAGCTCTAACTCTTTGCATTGCTGCGCCGGTTCCCGCATTAGGCATTATGACGACTTTAAAACCTGCGTTGATTAATGCGCTTTCGTAAGTGACTCTGTTGACCGCATCATGCTTAACGCCATCATGGGGCAAATACATTGTTGTTGAGTCTCCCCCATATTCATTTTGATTCAACCAATAAACATGATCCTTTAATTCTTGGCCTTGGGCTTCATAATGATCAATCACTCTAATTTCTTTGCCGACAAATTGAACCAGCCAGATTGAGCACGCATCTGCTTTGGCACCAGTCCCCCCAATATCCCAAAACGCGTATGTGTGCATAAGTGGATCGCGAGGAATAAACCCTATTCGACCCTCTTTTTTGGCTTTGTTGATATGCTTAACCCAGTAAGCGCCATCGGCCGCAGTAACATACCCACCTTCCCAAACATTATCATAAGAATCTGGCCGCTTTTCTTGGTCGTCTAATCGTTCGGATTCTAAAACATCTGGAAACCAAGGATTGTTATTGTAATTTGCTTTAACAATAATTGAATCATTAAGTGCCCACGCCTCACCCCTAAAAAGTACGTCCACTTCGTCAGTCTTTCGCGTAGGGTTCCATGAAAACCATATTTCAGCGGAAAATTCAGGTATTCCACTGTCTCGAATGGTCGGCCGTAACATTGTAATTGACCGCTTACTTAGTGATTGCGCTTCCTCACACCATGCAATCCCGAACCCTTCTAATGATTTAATCGAATCCGCTGTGTGATCCTTCATGCCGTTAAAGATAATCACACCATCGCCCGGCGTTATAATCTTGTCATTCATTATGCGAAAGCCTTTAGACTCTAAACCGTGCTTCCTGATTTTATCCTCAACAATCTTTTTGGCTGAATCCTTCAGTGAGTTTTGAACCTCACGAATACAAACCGAGCGAAGTCCAGGATATAAAACATGATGCTCAACGAGTAATTCAGCGAAGAAATGCGATTTACCGGACCCACGACCACCATGAGCAGCCTTATACCGTGACGGTTTTAATAAAGGCGCAAATACTCTTGGAGTGGGTATATCTAACCCTGTCTGAATATCCGTCATGTTTCGCAGTGTTCCAGTAGTGAGAGAAGTTAACTAAGTTATTGATTTATAAGGGTTTTTACTTAGTCGATAATTGTTCTGGTGACAGCGCTTATTGACACTTCACCGCTTAATTCTGTTTTAGTGGCCGCTTTCCATCCTAAAATGTCCCCTAATTGCTTAATAGCGCCTTGGCTATCGTATAACTCTATTTTTGGGCCATCTTTCGTAACCGTAACCGATTTGATGCAAGCGGCTATATGATC